TGGTCTCCATTTGCTTGCTTGAAATCAGTGTAGACATTTGAAATATTAGTACTATAGCTTAGTAATTGGAATGCGTGAATCCGTTTTCAATGAATCCCTTTTAAAGATCCGTTTTAGGTAATTTATCTTTTCGTCCCAGATCTGTTTCTTAGCAAGATACTCTAATTGTTCTAACTCAAACTTTTCATAAACATTACGAATTGCAACTATAGGGTTTTTATCGGGATAGTCGGTTACCTCATACTGAAATTTTTTATAGATTTGAATAGCAGGAAGTTTTGTTATAAAATCGCGGTCTTCATCGTGTACAACTGAATCAAACTCTCGAAACTCAAGTTTAATATTCATAAAAGAACAGTATTCTTTGATTTTGCGAATAATTGGATCATTCTCGTCATATGCACTATCATATACATATTGAACGCGAATTGATGACATTTTGTTTGGTTCATTGAAGTGACTCTTATTCATGGTATTTTACGAATTAAAAAGGTTGTTACCAACCAATTCGTTTTTATTTGATTTTAAAATTTTATGCTTTTTATTTGTATTACTCTATGTCCATATTTATGTGAAACCAATTCCCGTTGTCCTCATAATCCACATTATACGCATTAAGACTTCTAACGAGAAGTGCTCGGTTTGTTCGAGTCATCTCGCTGACATCCAATGCTGTACTACAGTGTGCCTCGAGTCCTCTGTCATAAAATGAGTCCCAAAGCTGCTTCTCAGTAGCACATGGAAGTGTCTCATAATAAACCTCGAGATCTCGTGTGTCCCTATGATCATACTTGCATCCACCCTCTTCAGGAGTCTTACAAGAATCAGGATCTGTAGCGTAGCACCGGCAATTGTGTCCACGCTTACCACGTGAGACCCAATTATCGTAATGTGCGCAACGCTCGTGGCGAAACGGGCAGTTCTGCCAAATACACGCATTACCGTGCTTGCACCACTTTGGAGGGCGCGTAGAAGGTACTTCCTTAACAGGAGGCTTCCAAGTAGACACCACATTCCATTCGCCTTCATCAGACGAATCAGCATAGTCAATAGTTGACACAACTGATTTCTCTTCATTCTTCATAAAATAATCGCCCCATGACATCCCATCAGGGATATAAGCAGAAGCGCGCAGTAACTCCATGATTGATTGATTAATTGAAGTCATTTTAAATTGTAGTAATACCTATCTGACCTGGACTGTATGAATCCGTTTTTCATATGCGTTACATCAACTTTTTTAACTAAGAATACCAATAACAAATGACAGATACTGAATTCGCAAAGACACATTTGCGGGATCATTTGAGTTCACTAATCGTTACCCCTGTTGCAGAGGGGTTCTGGAGCATTCAAGCATCGGCGAAGGAACTGTGCGATCGAAATAATCAACCCGATCAAGTTCTACGCACATTTCAGAACATGTTAACTAAGATTCCAGAGTGGTCTGATAGTACTCTAACAACAGAAGTAGAGAGAATTGAAAAGACAACAAAATGTAATTATTTAGATGATCTAATAATGGGTGTATTCATCTCATACATGAAATCTTTTGCGTCACTTCACTATCAGGGAACTTCAAAAGAGATTGAAATTGATTTTGAACGACCATCACTTGGTAAATTTGTTCATGAGCTTTATATTCATTCTGCTCGTAAGCTATGGCAAACTGCATACTTGGTGAACACAAGTGTTCCTGCCGAAGTTCAGGCACGTAATCGTCAGGAAGTTGAGAAGATCATTGGACAATGTCTTGAACAAGTAATTCGTAGTTTTCTGCCTTGGCAGGCAATTACAAAGAAATACTTTAATACACCAACCGAGCCTACAGAATTTGTAAAGCCAGTTGTTAGTGATGTTGTAGAAGAATCTAAGGGTGTAACATTTGATGATGAAGATGACGAGGAGGATGATGAAGAAGAGAATACTCCTCCTAAACTTCAACTTTCTGAAGAAAATGCTACTCTCGAAGTCACCGAAACAGATGATGTTGAAAATAAAGACGAAGAAATTGATCCAATGAAAGAACTCGAAAGCAAAGTTTCTGAAACTCTCGTTCTAAATCTGTAGAGAATTACGAAAATAGACAACAAATGATGATTATAGTAGCTTCAATTGCAGTGGCATTGGTTGCTTTTATCGTATATGCACTCGATAGAAAATCAAAAGGTGAACCTATTTCTTGGGAAACCGCAGGTAAGCTTTCTCTTTTTGGAGGTCTTCTAACATCTGGAGTTGTATTTGCAACAACTGCAGATGGTATGGGTGATGTTGTTAAAACTGTAAGTGAAACTATACCTGCAGTGCCTTCAGCGGTTCAAGATATGTTTGTAGGTCTTCCTACTTTTTAAGCATCGATCATTAATACATGATTATTTCCGACGCTTTCAACACCATATACTTCTTTTAAACTCATAATTTCCTTTCTCGGAATTGCATTATCTTTACAGTAGCGAGCTATTGCCTTGTAAAGATGAAATCCGTGAAATCTATCGTGACTCGCATTTTTCTTTCCAAACAATACGGAAGTTCCATCCTCTAAAGTCAGCCATTTCGTAAATAGCTTATAAAGTAGATTATCGGGTTCTGGGTCAGGGAATATATCCCAAAATAAGGATGTAGCAAGACGAGTTAGATCAAATGAAGGGCTTGGTTTCATTTCTGGATGTTTAGGTACATAGTAATCACCATAATTATATTGACCACCGGCTTCCTCTTCTATACAAAAGTGATCACTCATAAATAACTTAGGTTCTTTCATTCCATTAAGCTTTACAGAGGCAATACCTCTTTCAAAATCAATAATTTTAATTGTATATCCATATGTCGGAACACGATAGAGAATGCCTCCACAATTATAATAATAGAATTCACTTGTTGTAGAAACAAACATAACATTATTTGCATGAAGATCATTGTGCGTGAAGGAAAAATTACGTTGAGCATATGCTAACGCAAACATCACTTGTGCGATCCATGCAAGATGTTTCTCTGTTTCAGGATTTAACATAAGTAATTCATATAATGTTCCTTCACATTTTTCCATAAGAGTTAACTGAACAGGAACATCTTTAAATGTTGCCCATGCAAATGGTTCACAACTTTCATCTTCGTCATCTTCGTCATCTTCATCATTTTCATCGCAATCACATGAGTGTACTCCAAAAATATAAGATGTAGATACCGATGATGAATCAGACTTGTCATCAAGATCTTCATCATCATCTTGTAAAACTTTATTTAAGTCTGCCATTTGAACATTTTCCACTATAGGAGTTTCCAAGTCTTCTACTTCTCCAAGCTCGGCTTTATCACCTAATTGTATTGCAAGTCTAGAAGTTCTTGTATGTTTAAATTCATTAGTTTCTTGAATCTCATCTGAAAGTTTAATATCAAACATTTTTCCAATATTTTGTGAAAACCATGGTCGCTCAGAAAGCTCACCATAATCATCCGAAATATCAATAGTATGCTGTGTTGTCATCCCACTAAATACACCATATACTTTTGGAAAGTGTATACATCCAGACTGCGATAATACGCTGCTAATAATTGCCCCTACATATGCAGCATTATTACAATTCTGAATTTTATGCATTGCGATCGATGCCTGTTCTAATGACGTTGGAAGGCCAAGAGTTTTTCCATATTCTCCTCTCATCCATTTGTATGGAGATACAAGCATCGTAATCTTTCGATGAATATTCACTATATTTCCATTGACAGTTTGAAGTTTATCAGGGCTTGCAATTGTTGATATTTGATCTGAAAACTTAATCCCATATGAAGTTACAGATTCAAGATCTGAAGATTTAAATAGTTTTTCAATTGGAGGAAAATATGGTTGAATATTTTGTATTTTCCAGTACATCATAGACAGATGTTCTAATGTAGACATGTCATACTTATGAAGAGAAAGTTGAATCTGAGAATTTCTCAATTCACTGTTAGATGATGGCTTAGTGCGTTTTACCATATTATAGAGTCGTGTTAAAGCATAATCAAAAACTTCACGCGATAATATTAAGATGAACTTCAACATTAAGAAGTTTAACATGGATATGATCCGTGAAAGATGTGCGTTAGACTCGAAAAAGGCCCCAATGATTGTTTTAATTGGTAAACGTGATACCGGAAAGTCTTTTTTGGTTCGAGACATTTTAGCAAACACTCAAGATTGCTTTCCTATCGGCACTGTTATTTCTGGGTCTGAGGTAGCAAGCCCATTCTTTCAGGATCTAATTCCTGCAAAGCTCATTCATGATAAATATAGACCCGAGATTGTTATGGGATCGATTAAGCGTCAAATGGCTGTAAAACAAGCAAGAAATCGTGAGAATAGAGGTGGTGGGCATTCGAATGTAGATCCAAGAGCCTTCTTAATTTTGGATGACTGTTTGTATGATAAAACATGGATGAATGAAGAGTCTACTCGATATGTTTTTATGAACGGTCGTCATATAGATTTAATGAGCATGATTACTATGCAATATCCTTTAGGTGTTCCTCCAAATCTTCGTACAAATATTGATTTTGTGTTTATTCTTCGTGAGAATGTTATTGGTAACCGTAAGCGTATTTATGACAACTATGCCGGTATGTTTCCCACATTACAAATGTTTTGTCAATTTATGGACCAGTGTACAGAAAACTATGAATGTTTAGTTGTATGTAATGGTATTCAATCGAATAAACTAGAAGATCAAGTATTTTGGTATAAAG